GCCTAGACCTACTTCCCAATTATTTCCACTTTTAATAGCATAATAGGTAGTATTACCATCACCAATAACAGAAAAAGACTGAAATCCATCTTTAGCACCTGCTAGTGTTATATTACCAGTACCAGTAGTCGTGGTAGTTTCTTGTACTCTATCTTTGACAATAAGTGCCATGATTTATCCTCTATGCTAATGTTACTGTTAGGTTACCTGTTACAATTTTAAATACATCGCCTGTGTCAATAGTTTTAGCTGCATCTAATGCTGTGTGGTATAACATATTACCACCAGAAGCTGCATCCCATAAACCTATCCAACCTACAGTTCCAAAAGCTGCTGTTGCTGTGGGAAAAGTCACATCTGCTGTAGATGCAACACTACCATCTGTACCTGATGCTGTAGCCATTGTTACTCTTGTTCTTGCATAAGAGCCACCAGATACTTCTGTACCAGTACCTGCGTCTGTTGGGTCTGCTGTGTGTAAAGAAACATATGGTCGGTCAAAACCTGCATATGCTGTACCTTTTAATGTTAAATCTAGAAGTTTATTTTCTAGATAGTTAGACATATCTGCCATAATAAATTACCTCGTTGAGTTAGTTATAGTAAGTGGATGAGCAGGAAATTCCCCCTCATCGTCTGATTTTTGTAAAGAAATTACCCCTCTATCGTACATAGCTGCCCAAGTGGCAATTCTTTCATCATTCATCAAGAATGGTTCTGCTTCACCAAGTGCTGCGTAAAGCAGTAAATCAGGTGTGTTTGCTAACCAAAGATTTGATGAAACTGTGCTGCTCATATATGATGGTTTTATGTAATAGAGCATTTGTATCGTATATACAGAGCTAGGTATAGGTGCCAATTGAAATTCACTTCCTAAAGCTGTGTAATTAACTGGTTGTCCTTCTGTAGTAGAACGTGTATTTCTAAAAAAATTACTTGGTGATTGATAAGTTAAAACACCAACAGGATCAGTAGATGATATATGCAAATCTTTCATTGCTAAAAAATCATATGGCATTTCAATTGTCGAATCTCCAACAACTGTTGTAGTTGTAGCAACTTGTAACATTTGTCTTATTCGCAAATCTCTAGCCAATCTATCTTCTGCTAATCGAATAAATTCAGGTATAGATGCAGTTAAATCTTCTCTAGCTAAATAATTAGCTATAGTAGCTTGTAGCGTTGTATAGTCTGTAAAAAATGCCATTTAGATTCTGCCCTGTTTTGTTCTAAAAAACCTATTGTCTGGATGATTTAGAAATTCTTTAAATTTTTTAAGATCAATAATCTGAAACCCTTTCATAATTTTTTTGTGGTTTAAATCATCAATAACTGTCATTGGTATAGATGCAATTTTGTTATCAAACATTTCATTACCCCATCCTGATGATTTAGTAATAATTTCTTCTTTGTTTGATTCTACAATATCAGTTACATCTTGTTTTGTTTCTATCACATAACCATCATTATCATGGTCATCGTGTTTTGTTTGGTGTCTGTATTTAATTGGTTGCGACCAAGAACTTTTCCATTCTTTTTTTTTGTCTGCCATAATTTTTCCTTAAAAGATATGCCCACCGAAGTGGGCCATATCTATACTTAATATTAAATTAAGCTGTTAAATCTGCAACGATAGCATGAGCTGCTTCGTTACTTACTTGCAGAGTAAGCTCTGTAAGCATTTGATGTTTTTCAGCATCACCTGTTTTAGCTAATACATTAGACTGGAATGGTCTTAGTGTAGCTAAAGACAACATTGTTGGGTCTAAGATAAGAGCTTGTTCACCATTGTTAGCTGCGTAATCAGCAGTCATAAATCTTTCTGGGATTACTGAAAGCATACCAAAATCGCTGAGGTACACGTCAGCCGCACCAACAATAGCTGCTGCTTTTGTAGTAGTACCAGAGTTAGGTGTTGAAACACGATTAGATGCAATACCAGCAAAAGCTGATACTTTTACTTTTTGGTTTGGAGGTACAACCAACATAGTTGGAGATCCACCAGAATTAAAAGCTGCTTTCATTGCATTTTTTAAAGCTGTTTCTGTAAATGCTGCTGTGTTACCAGATGCTGCTTTGGTTCTAATTGCAGAGCCTGGAGGAGCTGCTGGAGCTGCTGGAGCACCTGATGCTACTGTACCAACTGAAGTCCAGTTAGTTCTAATCCAAGTTTGAATAGAAGCCATTTTTGGTGCTGTAGATGCCGCTGATGTTACTGGAGCAACATTACCAAGAATAGCAAATTCAATATCTCGTTTTAGTTCTTGACCAGCTTTAGCTAATTGATAAGCTGTTTCTGTCTTACGACCAGCTTTATCAACAGAATCAAGAGTACCAGTAATGTTTACTGTTTTACCCATAATTTGAGTTCTGTTAGTAGCACGAACTGTAGGTACTGCTGTAAATGCTGCAGCATCTGCACCTTCGACAAGAGCTGTGTTAGCTGCGGCACCTAATGTGTCAGTTTGCCACTCATGTAGAGTAGCTGTTGCCTTTGTTTTTCCGATAGAAGAAACTACAGGAGTTTCAGTCGGAGCAATATTGTATATGGTGTTGGATAAATCCTCACGCATACCAATTGCTTGATAAGTATGAAATGAAGCCATAATTATTATTCCTTAAATAAAGTTTTCAAATAAAGCTGCTGCATCTCTGGCATCACCAGTTTGCAGTAACCTTCGTTGTTGTTTTTTCTGTTTATCGGTTACAGATTGTTTTACTTTGGCACCAGACTTAACCATCTTAGGTGCTTTTGCGACTTTCTTCTTTACACCTGATTTAGATGCTTGAAGTTTATCCCATTGCGCTGCTTTCTGTAACACAATAACTTGTCGGTGGTCTATAACAGATGATAATTCTTGATCTGTAAAACCGACTTTCTTTCCATAGTTGCGAATTTCATTTCTGAGTTGTTCGCCTTTGGCCTTGTCTGAAAACTCTGGATAGGCTTCTGCTAGTTTAACTGCTTCATTAGCTACAAACTTTTGCATTTCATCTGCCCTAACTGCGTTTTGCTCTTGAGCAATGCGTTGTTGTTCAGTCTGCACAGCAAGTAACTGTTCTTTCTTTTCGGTCATTTCTGCGACCTTAACTGCATATCCTATTGGGTCGTTCTCTTTCATAACAGCTAGATCTTCTGGTTTATCGTTAGTGCCAACCAAAAATTGTTCTACTGCCTGAAGTTTTTGAGCATAGTCATCTCTAACTTTTCTAGCCTCAATAATAGCTTTAGCTTCTTGTTCTATAACCTTACGCTGTTCAGCTACTTCTTGAGTTTTTTTAGTATAATCAGAGCCAAGTTGATATGATTTCACAAGTTCATCGAGGGTAACTTCTTTTTCTTCTCCAGCTGCTTTAACTGTAAAGGTTTGTTCTTCCTCAACTACTTCTTCTTCTTCATACTCGGATTCATCTTCGGTTTCTTCTTCAGCATATTCAACTTCTTCAGTTTCTTCAGCTTCAGCTTCGACCTCAGTTTCTTCTACCTCTGCTTCTTGTGTATCTTCTTCCTGTTCAGTTGGTTGCTCGTTAGAGTCCTCTGGTGTGGACAACATACCTTCAAATGCAGACGCTGCTTCTGACATTGTTATTGGACTGTCGCCACTTTCTACTGGTGTAGAAGTCGTGGTTTCTTCACTCATTGTATTTCCTTAATTGCCATCTAGGTGTGGCTTTACCATACAGGCTAAATGCCTATAATATTGTCCATGATTTATCCTTAATCATATCGTTATCTACGACTGATTGAAGTCTAGTCATCATGCTATGTATTGCTCTAATCCTTTGATATGCACTTTCTCTTATAGCTATATCTTCTGGACTAGAATTTTCTATTTCTGCGTAACACTCTTTTATCATGCTTTGTACTTCATCTAAAAATGATTGAGTTTCTAATACGCTTTTTATTTCGCCTTGTTTATCTATCATTTAGGTGTTGCCATATTTTGTATTTTTTCTAAAGAGTTCATAATTTCTTTAGTTTTATTTATGTTTGTTTTCTCTGCATCATTGTTTGTTTTTTGAGCTAACTCCATTTCTTTTAATGCCATTTCTTTTTCGAACTGCATTTCTTTTTGTTGTAGCTCTAGCATTTCTCTTTGTGCTTTTACTTCTAATGCTTTTCTTTCCATTTCAACTTTAGCCATTTGTGTTTGTGCTTGTAGCTCTGCTTTTTCTTTTTCTACTTGTGCAAGTATTTTAGCTGCTTCGGTGTTAGGGTCAGATTGTGGGTTTTGTGCTTGTTGCTGTGCTAATTGATCTGATTGTTCTTGTGTAACATCTTTTAAGAATCCAGACTCATCTTGGAACCCTGCCATGTTTACAAATTTAGCTAACGTATCTCGATATTGTTTTAAACTTACTAATGGATTAGATAGGCCGTATTGAGTTAGCATCTGTTCTTGTTTATCCAGAACCATTTGCATTACACCCAATTGCTCTGCTTTACTACCTGTGCCTAATCCTACGTTTACTGTTACATTGTATTCTGTATTCCATTCTCTTGGATTCATAGGTACAAACTTATTGTTTACTTTAATAATGCGTTCTTTTTGTTGGTACTTACATACCAATTGCAATATGCCTTTCATTAAAGTTGTCATTCCTGTATCAGCAAATATTCTAGCTATTAATTCTATTTTACCACCAGCAGCACTTGACATAGCTGCTACTGCTGTAGCTGTTACGTTCTGTAATATATTTGGATCTAGTCCTTGACTAGCTTCACTCACTCCAGTTCTTTTTGCTTGTGTTGTA